AGCTGATTCTCCTATAAAAGTATTCCGATTACCACCTTGTAGACCTGTACCTGCATCGTTACCAATACAAGTATTGTCATAACCAGTTGTGAGGCTATCTAAAGCCGCACCACCCATTGCAACATTTCTATCTCCATTCGGATAATTACCATCAAGTTTTATGGTTCCACCATCTACACTAACATTACCTGCAACAGTTAATCCATCTGTAGTTATTGTTCCTACATTATCAATATTACCTGTACCTGTAATGTTGTTTGAATTTAAATCTAAGTTTCCACCTAATTGTGGTGTTGTATCGTCTACAACGGCAGCGATTCCTGATGAAGCCGCAGCTTGGAATGTAGGTGTAGAACCCGCACCATTTGAAGTTAAAATTTGTCCAGCTGTTCCATTTGAAACTGCTCCAAATGTACCATTGTCGTTAAATTGCATTTCAGTATTTGAACCACCTGGAGAGTTTGTTGCATCAGTTTGAAATGAAGGCGCAACACCTGCACCATTTGATTTTAAAACTTGTCCTGATGTTCCATCTGGGATTGCTCCAAATGTACCATTGTCGTTAAATTGTACTTGACCATTTGTTCCATCAGGATTACCTGCTGAATCATTAACCCAACTTAAACCACCGTTGCCATCAGTAGAAAGTATCTGACCTGCAGTACCTGCACCATTTGGAAATGTTAAAGTTGTGTCTGATGTAATATTGTCTGGAGCTGCAATAGATAAATATTTTGCTTCATTAACGTTCTTACCATCTGTTAAACGAATTTCACCTTTTTTGTCATTAAGTCCTACTACGACTGGACCTGTGAATGCTGTAGTTTTTTCTGCCATAATAAAATATACTCCTATTTTAATTTTTGATCAAGCTTATACTGACCCTATTGGTGTAGTTTCTTGATCTTCTCTGTTTACTTGCATGGCGGCGATTGTACCTTGTACTCTACCGGTTGTATTTGTTGTAAATACTAATTTATCTCCGCCTTCTAGCACAAGTGGCCCTGTAAGTAAATTTAAATATTGACCTGCAGTTAAGGGGGTAGAAAACACTATTGTTTGACTTGCTACGTAGTTTCTACCTGGTCCTCGGTCTAATCTAACCTCTATATTAATAGTGCTACCACCTGTATTATTTACGTAAAAAGCGTTAATAATTGAGTGTGAATCTGTTGGAATTCCATACACTGTTTGCTCACTCGTTGTTGGAGTGAGGTCATAAATCATATTTTTAAAACTTGTTGCCATAATTAATCTTTAAATTCCTGATGCAATAGTATACCACACATCTCTATAACCAAAAGCATAACCACCATCTCCAAAATAAATAAATGTGCTAGCAGCTCCATTACCAAAACCACCATTCAAAGTTACGTATCCACTAATATAACCGTCTATAGTAACTTGATAACCATCTGCATCAAGTCCTGCATCAACTTTTGCAGTATATCCATTTATAACTATTCCCACTTGACTTCCTACCGGTGGATCAAAAGGTAAAACAAGTGATGTTTCATTAGGACCAAAATCAGGAGGTATTGGAGCAAAATAACCATTTGTGACAAGGTATCCTCTATTTGGATCTAATGTAAAACCTGGAGCAGTTACAAAAGGATAACCAACACCTACTGTAGCATCTAATTTGCTATAAGGAAGTCCTCCTCCACTACTACCACCACCAACCTGAGCTGTAGCAGGGCCAGAAGGTTTTGCAGGGGCATTACCTAAAAAATAAGATAGCTGTTCTATCTCACTAAAAGTCTCACCTTGAGGTTTATATTGAGCGTTTAATTGTTGAATCACATTATTAATTGCTCTTACAATCTGTCTTTGATTACCAGCATTATATTCTTCTGTAGGATCAGGAACTCTAATTGTAATAGCCATTATCTTCTACCGTCTGGTTGTATATCAATTCTAAGTGTACCATATCTCCAATTTTCACCATCTTCTGCACCAGGATTTTCAATTTTTATACTTAAAAATCTACCTCTTGCCCTTGTATCTTTTTTCTCTGTTGTAGATGTAACATCAAAAGAACTATATGTTGATGCTGTTCCAGTATCGGATGGGTATCTTTTTAATGTTAAAGTAACCTTAGCTGTTCCAACTAAAGTTTTAAAATCAGGTATAAATCTTCTCATAGATAAAAATACTTCACCATCTCCTATTTGTGGATTTGATATATCAAAATCAAATGATTCAAGGTTAGATGTAATTCTAGTTATACTACCATTTAAGTTTTCTTGATCCACACCTACTTCGTGATTGTACAAAATAGTTTTACCATATCCGTTTGGTGCTGCAGGCTCACCTATAACTTCTGGAAAGTCTCCATTTGTAGTATTATCAAAATCTGTTGCAAAAGGTTTACTAAACACATTTGAATCAGCCCAAGAAGTTCTTGGTGTATTTCCTGTATACCAAACACCTTCTGCAAAATTAAATATTACATATCTGTCATTATAATCAGCTGATGAAGATGGATAATCCCATCTAACTTCTGTGTATAAATTATTTACACCTGCATAGATTTGTTGACTTTGAGTTGTATCAATATCATCGTAAACATAATCTTCTACAGAGCAATCAATAGTTTTAACTGATCCATCATATTTAAAAAATCCTTTATCACTTAACCAATAAGCAACACCATCAACTTCTACAACAGCGTTTTGTCCAATTAAACCACAGTTAGTACCTACTTGTTCAAATCCAAATACAAATGGACTACCTATGTGTCTCATTAAATATAAAGCATTATCTGTCCAAATAAGGATTGCTTCTTTTGATTTAATAGCACCTACTATTTTTGTACCATCTTGAATTCTTTGTGAACCGGCAGAGTTACCTGCTGTAATGTCGTATGTGTTTATTTGTTCTTGTGAAGAAAATCTTACAAACATATCGTCTTGTGTTGATGGAACACCAACAGTTGTTTCTGTACCCATATGAATTAAGTGTCTTGTAGTTGGTGACACCATACTAATTCTAGTATTTGTCGGGTTTAAATCTGTTTCAAAACCTGTAGTTAATACAGACGCTCGCTGCCCGAGTGGGTTACCAGCGGCGGGGTTCCATGTAAATGTTTTACCATTTAAAACAGTTGCAACTAATACTTGACCAAAGTTTGATAGTGACCATAAACCAGGAGGAGTATTAACACCATTTGTAGTCGCAGCTTCACCCCAATTATTAGCTCCACCCCAAACTCCTGTGCCCCAACCGAATTCAAATTGTTGTATTTGGTTACCAATAGTTTCTAATGGAATAATAGAACAAGCCCCACCTGGACCTACATTTCCTGTAGCGTTTGCAACTGGTGTAACTGTAAATTCCGTATCGGATACAATTGTTTTTACTTCATATAATTTATCTTCAAAATCAGAATCTGCATAACCTGTACCAACAGGTAGAGTTACATTTTCAAATTCTATTATATCTCCTGCAGATATATTATTAATAGATGTTGTTGTAATTGTTACAACGTTAGAACCTGAAACTGTTGTAAATGTACTATTTTTAAATTCATCAATTGTTAATGGAAAGCCACTACTTCTATATGGTGTAATATCGTAAAAGTTATCTTCGTAATAAATTAATAAAAACTTATCCGTTCCAATTGCTAAATATTTATTACCGTCATTACCTCTAAATGGATGTAGTCTTCTTGATACAGATGAAATACTTTCTCCACCTTCTGCTTTCCAACCACCTACTTTTTCTGGTAATGAATATCTAAATCTAACGTTGTCACCACCCACATAACGTGCGACCGCTCCAACCTCAGAGTTTTGTTTATCGAAACCTGGTTTGATTTGCCATTTGCTAAGAGGCATTTTTACCTCCTATATATCATCTTTGTAGGTCCATCCTACAGTTGCATTTACATAAACTAAAGTAAAATTTTCATTATCTGTTGAAACAGTTATATCTCCTGCAGAACCTGCAATGTTTTCAGCTCCGGGAGCAACAGTTAAAGCATTAACGCTATAGCTTTGTCCACCATCAATAATACTTACCTCTGATCCAATAGAAGGACCTGTTGGTAAGGTAATGGTTAAAACACCTCCAGATGTGTCACAAATAATTTGATCTCCATCTACAGCTGTATAAGAAGTAGTTGTTGACTTATAACCTTTGTTTACCATCCCTTTATTTACATTAGTTCCATCAGAGTAAAGCAAAGCTTTTGCACCTGTTGCTAAAGTAACTCCAGTTCCTGAAAAAGTTTTAACAGTTAAAGTATAGTGTGATGCTGATCTATCTGTTGCATCTTCTACAACAAATACTCTTTCTGATGAGTCAGGCATAGTTACAACTCTATTCCCTGTTAATGTTCCAGTTAATTTAAAGTATAAATTTTTACCATTTGAAGTAGCACCATCTGTTAATACTAAATTAACATCAGCTGCGCCTACAGCTAAACTTAAATATCCACTCGCTGCTTGCTCCAAGATTTGTAGATTCGTGTTTGTAATATTACCCCATAGACCAGATTTTTCACCGGTAACCATAAGTTCTAGTTTTATATCATTTGAATAACTTGATGCCATAATTTATCCTATTCTCCAGGAGACGGAGAGTTAATAGCAGTTCTTATTGTGCCATCCATATACTCGTCTCTTCTTCTTCTACCTTGTTGTTCTATACCATATGTAGCCATACTTCTACCATAAGATTGCTCGTATAATTGTAACATATCTGTTGGTCCTTTTAAATAGCCGTAAGTTTCAGCTAAACATGCATATAATATTAAATCCGGGTAATTTGTAGATACATATGTTGTAGTCGCGTCACTAGCTGTAATTGAGTCTGGTTGCTTGATATAAGCAACGTGGCACACGTAAGCAGCATCGGGCGTCGGGGCTACAAAAATAGTAGATGCATTTCTATTAGCATAGTATTTTGGAATATTATTAGGTGCAGCAGATGCTGTACCCGGTGTGTTATAAAACTCTTCCATAAAAGAAGTATCTCTAAGCTCTAGATTTTTTCTAACAGCTGGTGTTTTGTTTGTATCGTTGATGTAAATATATCTTATAAATCTTGTATTTGTTGGTGCAGCAACCTCTCTATTACCTGGAGTCAAAGTAATTGTATCATAGAAACGAGCGTCATCTGTATCTGTTTCTCTAAATATTCTAGCTTCAGCATTTTTTACAATAGTCGTAAGAATAGGATCATTTAATACTGTACTATCAACTTCTGTGTAACTTCTGATATCTGATTTTAATTCTCCAAAATTCATAATTATGCCTTAAATACTATAGGTCCAGCTGAACACTGTAAACCTCCTCCATTATCCCTTGTATTAACATTTTGAAACGTAGTAAAGAAAAAACTATTATTAACTGTAATAGTTGATGGTTGACCAGGATTGGGAATAGTTGATGAAATCATTGTTATATTAAAAGCTCCGAAGACTTTAGCACCATTACTATGAGAACCGGCTGTTGTATTTGGTGGAGTTACACCTCTAAATTTAGCAGCTGTTCCTCTTACACACCCTGTTAATTGATTTCCTACCTTAGCTGCATATGAAATGGTTTCGTTTTTAAAAAGTAAAGTTACAGGATCTATTTTTTCTATCGTAATATATCCAGTTACAGGGAAATAAGTTGCATCTACTAAATCTATAGTAGTTGCAGAATCACTTATATCTCCATTCAAAGTAGTTTCTAATTGTATTGATTCTATATTTGATCCAGGAATAGGACTTGTTAAATTAGTGAATCTAACCCAATCATCTGTTTCGTAACCACTGTTGGGGAAGTTACACTCTAATACATTAGTTGGTAGTCCTAAAGAACTTAATGCTGCAAAAGGGTTCTGAGGCAATAAATCAAATGTCGGCGGTTCAGTTCTATCTGGTCTAGCATTTTGTAAACCTTGTGGATCACCTCCAATAGGAACTGGATTTAACTGAGGTTGTTTAGGTTCATATTCTGATATATGAACAAATGCTCCAGTCCATTCTCTAACCATTTCATTATAAGGAAACTGCATACCCGATCTATCAGAGATTGCTAATGCATGTCTGCCTTTTGCTAAATTAGTCATATATTAAATCTCCGGAAAATAAGTTCTTGGAGTTACAAATAAACTAGAAGAAGATCCATCATTCTGTAATGCTCTTTGTATTTCATCTTCATATAACATTTTTAAATTTTGAACCGCAGCTGGTTGAAATTTAAGTGCTAAATAATAAGAAAGTCCTGCTACCATACAAGGTACAAATCTATAAGGTACATCTGCATCATTAGTATAAGCTCCAGCATCTTGAATTCTTGAAGCATAATAATAGTTAATACTATTACCGGCTTCAGTTGCACCTGGAGTTAAGAATAAAGTTATTGTTATTCTGTCAATAAATCTTTGAACAAAAAATTGTGTGGGTGAACCTTGCTGTGATTTATCTGCAAAAGATTGATAGATCGATCTATTTATTTTAGTTAATGGAAAATCTATATTTTGTTGATTTCTATAAGAAGCTTCTAAAATATCATCAACTCCATAAATAGCGTTAGCGTCTGAAGTACCATCTTCAGGTGATCTATACATAGTATATAGATTCTGACCTTGCACTAAAGTTAAGTTATTGTTTTTGATTTCCCAATAGTGAAGACCTCTATTAGACCATTCTTGAAACATTATGTTTAACGATCTTCGAGCAGAGCTTAATTGTTGACCGGTAACACCAGTCATATTTATTCTCTCATACGCTTCGTGAACTATATCATCTATAGAAAAACCTTTTTCAAAGGTTGTTGTTCCCGAAGTAGTATTAGCCATGAGCTTACGCTCCCGTAATAGTTATAGTAACGCTTCCGCTTGCTCCAGTTAAATTATAAACAATTCCTTCTTTAAATAAAATACCAGAACCTGGAATATATACTTCTAAACCTTCTTCACCATAGTTATAAGTAGCTATAGCTGCTCCTGGTGCTGCTGCATTTGCAGAATTGTAAAAAACTATTGTAGAGTTTGCTATTCCTTTTCCTTGAATAGAAGTAATTCTAGCTCTACCTGTTTTACCTAAAGTATCTGCTCCGACTGTATCGAAGGTTAAGGTTGTTTGATCTGATGTTGCGCTTCCTGACATA